TTCAGGCCCGGCTTCTCGGCCAGCTCGCCCAGCTTCGCCAGCGCCTCGATCTTCTCGGCGGTGAGGATGCCGGACAGCTCCTCCAGGTAGGGGATGTCCAGCCGGATGCCGCGCTTCTCGACGGCCATGAACATGTCCGAGAGTTTCATGAGCAGCGCGAGCACCCTCTGGGAGTCCTCATCGTCAGCCAGGTATTCCTCCATGAGGACATCCCAGTGCCAAGTGGCGTACACGTCGAAGGCGTTGTAGCGGTAGAGCAGGTGGCGCGGGATGCGCTCGTAGCCGGAGCCGGTGGAGTACGCGCGAGCGTCAGCCCATGCCCCGGTCTCCTCATCGCGCCACGGCTCCTCGTAGGTGGCCTTGCGGGTGTACTCCTTGGTGGCCTCATCCCAGTCCTCGAAGCCGAAATACTTCTTGGTGGTGTTCTTCAGGTCGTGCTGGCCGGCTGCCGGGAACAGCGCGTAGTGCGCCAGCTGGGTGTCCCGGATGAACCGGACCTTGGCATCGGGGAAATACTTCAGGTCGAACTTGCCGTTGACGGCGATCATCCCGTTGCGTTCCATAAACCCGCAGAACGCGCCGTAGAAGCCTAGTCCGGCACACAGTTCCTCCGTGAAAACGTAGGCCATGCCGCCGGCAGTGATGGCGATGGAGATGATGCGGCGCGGGTCCGCCTCATCCACCGAGATGTCGCCGGAGGTCTCGATGTCCACCACGATCTTGGGGTAGTCCGAAATGGACATCAGGAAGTCGGTGGCATCCGTAAGGTCGTCAATCACCGTGTACTCGAACTCGGGGAGCACGGGCGGGGTGGCCAGCAGGCGGAACGCGGTGCCCAGCCGGGTGAGGATGTCCGGCTTGGTCAGGCACTGGGCCACGGACGGGGCCGGGACCACGCGCTCGGTGCCCTTGCGGGCGTAGGAGCCCATGGCGAACACGGTGGCGTTGGGCGGCAGCTCCTCCCCTACGATCTTGCTGAACTCCAGCTCGATGTTGGGGATGGTGTCGTTCTTGACCTTGGCCATGATTTCCAGGCAGGCCGGCGTCACCACGTCGGCGCTGGAGAGGTAGACCCTCACTGGGAGACCGCCTCCTCAGCGCCGACCATGCCCATTGCGAAGGAGTGGGCTTCGGGAAGCGTCTTGAAGGAGTTCTCGTAGTCGTTGAGGTGTTCCGGCCTGCCGATGGTGACGGCCCACGGGCGCCGGAAACTCTCACTCGGCAGGAACTTGCTGCTGTGCCAAACGTAAGGGCGCTTGCTCATGCCTTCACGTCCTGGAAGGCCATGTCCACGGCGTTGTCGATCTGATCGTGCAGGAACTCCAGCTGGCCGGTCCCGTTGAACAGGAAGACCTGCTCGCCCATCTTGCCGGCGTGCTGCTCGGAGGCGTGGCCGTTGGCCGCGTGGACGCCCTCGCGCTCGATGTACCAGAGGCCGAGGGGGTTCATGGCACTGATGACCTCAGCCTCGTTGGGGAACCGGCAGTCATCGAAGACGTACTTGCCGTTCGCGTAGCTGGGCATCTGCTTGATAGCGGCATCCACCCAGAAGTCCTCAGAGACAGACCGGATGCAGTCGGTCCCGAGCACCTGGAGGAGGCGGCGGTACTCGTCGCCGTAGCGGGAGGCCTTGACAGCCAGCTCGTCACCCTGGAACTTGTTGAACACCTCATCGAGGTGGACCGGGCGGCTGCTGCCTGTAGCGCTCAGCCCCGAGTACACGCGGCTGCTGCCCATGACAGGGTTGAGCGTCCGCAGCATCTTCTTCAGCGGGGCCGCGAAGGACAGGCGGGTGAAGCCGTGCCGCTCCACGAGGTACTGCGCTGCCGTGCTCTTGCCTACCCCGGCGAAGCCGGTGAGTCCTACTACCTGCATGGTGTGCTCCTACTGTTTGGATTTGAAATAGAGGGTGGATTCGGATGCCCCGCTCAGCCGTGCGATGACCCCCACCGAGGTGCCGGTCTCCACGGCCTGCTTCACGAACGAGGCTGGTACTTGGGTATTTATTATCACGAGCTTACGGAGATAAATCAGTGAGGACAAGACCTCGGGCTGGAATTTTCCGCCGATTGCGTTCTTCTTCATGTGGCGCGCGACTGTGGGGACCGTGAGGCGGCAAATCTTGGCCAGCTGGTTCAGGGAGAACAGCTCGAAGCCGTGCAGCTCGTGTGCCATGACCATGCGCTCCCGGCGGTCAGCCAGGGCCGAGGTGATCCAGACCTCTTTGGCCCGCTGCAGCTGCTTCAGGCGCTTGTCCTTCATCTCGCTGGGGTCAGCGCTGAAGATCAGGTTCGGTTGGGTGCTCATGCTGCGATTTCCTCCTCGAAGTCAATGCGGGTGATCCAGCGGACACCCTTCTCCAGCGGAGTGACTTGGATAATGCCGGCGTCCTGCAGCGCCTGGATGATCTTCAGGAACTCATCGGCCCGGAGGTCTTGGCGGAAGTGGCGGTAGACCACCTCCCACTTGGCGGCGCCGCCCTTCTCCAGCAGGAACTCCTCGACCTGCGCCTGCCGGCGAGCCCAGCTGGATTCGGAGATGCGGTTGGCCATGTTGACCATGTGGCCGAACCAGCTGGAGGCGAAGTTGATGGCCGCGAGCATGTGCGGCACCTGCACCTGGTCACAGCAGTCGAGCATGGCCAGCAGCGTGGCTGCCTTCAAGATCGACTTGGTGAGGCGGTCGGACGCGGCCTCGATGATCTGGTGGCGCTGGTGGCCCTCGGCGGCGTCCAGCACGTCGGTGATGAATTTGTTCAGCCGCAGCCACGCCTCGGGCACACAGGGGACGGGGTTGGTGGGGCCGTTGGGCTGGTTGCCGAAGGAGCACCAGTGGTCCCGGGCCTGCTCGATCTGCTTGACCATGGCCATGAAGACCTCATCGCCCTGCTTGACCTCGTGGATGTCGGCCTGTTCCAGCCAGTCCGAGGCTGCCGTGCGCGGTGGCGGGGTGGCCTCGATGTAGATGAAGCGGGTCAGGAAGCCGCTCCTGAAGTCATCCTGCGTGAGGTAGTCGGCCACCTGGGAGGCAATGCCCATCATGAACAGGGTCAGGGCCACGTCCACCGAGCCCCGGCGGTTGTTGTCGCCCGTGGCGCGCAGCTTGCCGGAGACGTGGCCGTCGTAGAGCTCGGTCATCTTGCCCTTGGCGCCGGCCATGTACGCCTTCTTGTCCATCTCCTGAATCCAGCCCTGCGCCTCATCGCGGTGCAGCAGCGCGGAGCGGTTCGGGCGCTTCAGCAGCTCGTTGTCGAGCGCTTCCGGGGTGAAGTCGGAGCCCAGATCGTAGTTGAAGTCCAGGGCCTCGGGGTCATCGCCCTCGGGCACCACGGCGAGGGCCTTGATGAACTGCAGGCCGAGCGCGCGGGTGGTGGACTTGCGCGAGCGGGTGGTCTCGCCCAGCACCATGAACCAGAGGTTGAGCGGCAGCCGCCCGAATTTCGGGACGGCGTGGCCGAAGTCGGAGAACACGGTGGAGAGGATCATGAACGCGCTGGCGACGTGGTACTCGGTGGCGGCGTCGGTCTTGGAGGTGGCCCAGGCGATGTACTCATCAATGAAGGTGTTGGGCAGGCTGTCCTTCTCGCTCTGCGTCAGGAAGTCCACGGACTTGTCCTTGGGCGTGGGCTCGACGGTGACGGTGGCCTCGTAGCCGGGGTCTTCATCGACCTCGCCGCCCTCGGACTTGGCGCGCGCCCGGAGGATGTCGGCCCAGAGCAGTTCATCGGCGTTGTGCTTGCCATCGGCGGCGAACTTGTTGAAGGGGTGGCTGTGGCACACCACGAAGGCTGCCTCATCGCTGGCGCCGCAGCGGAACAGCTCTTGCTCCAGGAGGAACAGGGCGTCGGAGCGGTCCACGTTGCCCGGGGTGGTCTTGTTCAGCAGCTCCATGAGCGCCGGGGACGCCTTCAGGGACTTCAGCGCCGCGCCCATCTTGGGCAGGTCACCCATCTCCTTGAACTCATCCACGATTTGCTCGACCGGCGGATACGCGGCGCTGAACTCGGCCAGCGTGTAGACCGGGCCGGAGCCGTCGAAGGTGACCAGGAACGGCTCATCGTACTTGGTGTTCGAGGTGCCAGGCACTCGGAGGAGCTTGTTCACGGCCCAGCCGTTGTCGAGCCCTGTCTTGGCCTTGTCGTGGGTGTTCGACACGCTGTGTGCCAGCGGCTCGATGAGCGAGGGGTCATGGCAGTCGGTGATCCGCCAGTAGATGTGGGTCTTGCCGTCCGAGGTCTGCGCGATGCCCGAGGGCGGCAGCAGTGCGTCCGCGACGTTGAAGGTGTCGGCGTCCGCGTGGACCACCTGGATGGCCCGGGCGAGGCTCTTGCGCGCGCCTGCGGTGCCTTTGAACAGGCAGGGTGAGGTGTAGGTATCCTCGCCGGCAAGCTTGCCGGTCAGCTTCAGCAGCTGCTCGCGCTGCTCCGGCCAGCTGAAGAACCGCTGCTGGGAGGGAGCCCCATTGCCGTCCAGGCGGGCGATGACTGCCCGGCCCTGCAAGCCTTCCCAGAGGAAGTCAACGTACTGTTCCTGCACGCTCATACGGTGCCCCCGTTTGTGTAACGCATTTCCACGGCTCCTTCGGTGAAAAAGCCCCTCCCGAAAGAGGGGCCAGTTTGTGTTGCTAAGTGCCAGCGCCCGACTCGAACGGGCTGTGTAGCCGACCTACAGGATGGCGGTACTGCTTAGAGCTTGAACTTGCTTCCGGCTGCCTTGGCCTTGCCGGCGACGGCGGACGGTGCCTTGCCGGCCACGGCGGCAGAAGCGGCAACCGAGGTGTTCACGGAGGCCAGGGAGCGGTAGCCCCGAATGACTTCCTTGAACTCGACCGGAACCGCGTCCTCCCACTTCTTGGTCTCGGCGTTCTGGACCTGCTTCTTCTTGTGGCCAACGGTGACCTGCAGTTCCTCGCCCAGCCAATCATCGGTGTCGATGTCGGCCAGCTCCTCGGCGCTGACGCCGAGGGCCTTGGCGATGGCGAGCAGGTCATACGGCGGGGTGGGCTCGCCGGTCTTCTGGCTCTTGCCCTCGAAGGCGTTCACGTCTGCGAACAGCCGGCGGTTGCCCTGCTTGCTGCCGTCCGGGGCCGTCTCGCCGTCAGCGATGCGGAACTGGAACTTCAGGCGAAGCTTGCCCTTGTTGTCGCCCTCCTTCACCTTGTCTTCCGTGATGGAGAAGATGGTGACGGTGTAGGGGCCTGCGGGAACCGGCTCGAACTGGCGTCCTGCGCCGTCGAGGGTTTCCTGGTCTACGTTGAGGCTGAGTCGTGCCATGGTGTGGTGTCCTTACTGGATGCGTTGGTTGCTATTTTTTGTTTGGTGCTTACGAGAGTAGTAAGCGATACGGAACAGCTTATCACTGCTCCGAGCGTGCGAGGAAGGGGTAAATCTCCTCGAATGTGGCGTTTCCCATCTGGAAGGGAAGCTCGCCGGAACGGTCGGAGGCGTCGATCTTGCCGTCCCCCTTGGTCTGCAGGACGTGGACCGGCTGGCCGGATTCGTCCTTGCCCAGGCCCAGGTAGAGCACGAGGTCGATGGGCTTCAGGGCCTCCTCGATGGTCTTCTTGCCGAGGAA